CCCCATTTAGGAGCCTCCCGGGTGTTTCGACGCCCGCCTTCGGGTACTCTTTGTTCTCTTCAGTATGCAGTGCATCCCGTTTGAGAACAATTCCTTTAACCATCTATATGGAGAATCATGGATGTCACTAGTACCAAACGAGGGAAGAGCAATCTTCCTTTTCGCGAGAACTCCTTATTGGATGTTCACGGTCTCGTTTTCGTTCCGACTCTTGCGAGTCAGGGCGTTCAAGACGTCCGTCTTGGGTACAACCGACAATTGGTGGACACCGTTACCTCTTACAGAGGTAAGCGTGATACTACTCCCTCCTTCGATTCCCCTGGTGATATTTTATCATATTACCAGGAACAGAATTCGAAGCCGAAGTATGATACAGGCCATTCTTTCTTTTCTAGGAAAGAATCGCTCTACGTTTCACATCGTAGAGTGACTTTGAGAGGCTTGAAGGGCGCCTTCTATGAAGGTCCCATTCTTGCCACTGTCCCTTATGATATAGGTCAAACCTATACCGGTTGGGGCTCTCAATCGCTTGCATCGATCAAACCGGCTAGCATCGATTTAGGAAAGGGCACTACTGCCATTTCCCGATGCGAGCCGACTAGGTCCACGTTCTCACTGGTCCGAGCTGTTGTTGAAGCAGTTCGTGATTTCCCTGAGATCCCACTGAAGGCTATACGAGGATCGAAAAGCAAGGGTGAGATTTCGCAGAACCTTGGTTCTGAATATCTCAACGTTGTCTTCGGAATCGTACCTACAGTTCAGGATCTTGTCTCTCTTGCTACGAATGTTGTTACCTTAGGTGACAAAATCGAGCAGTTTAAAAGAGACTTGGGACGACCAGTGCGTCGGCGATATTCCTTTCCAGAGAATGTGGTTTCAACTAAGAGTATGCAAGGCACTAGTGTCTTGCATAACTCTTACGCTGCTTACCAGAACCCTGCCCAAGCCTATACGGCTATGGACAGTGCTTTCTATGGAAAGGATACTCCCTATACAGTTTCTCAGACAGAGTCCATTACTGAAAAGTATTGGTTCTCTGGAGCCTTCGAGTATTACCTAGATCCTCTTCTTGAGAAACTAGGTCCTGCTGGTGAGGCTTATGGTTTGGCAAGTCAATTCCTCGGACTTAACTTGTCTCTGAAAACCATCTGGGAGCTGACTCCATGGTCCTGGCTAGTCGATTGGTTTCTCAACACGAGGGATTTCATCTCTCTTGCTGAGAAAGTAGCCAACGACAGCCTTGTGCTACGCTATGCTTATCTGATGAGGACTTCTGTCCTCACCAATGAGATAGCAATCGAAGGATTGAAACCGGTTCATCCGAACAATCCGACGAATTTCACGACTACGACACAAGTTATTGTGAAGGAGCGCGTGAGAGGCACACCATATGGATTTGGCCTTAACACTAATGCGTTTTCACTGCAGCAGTGGGCCATCCTCGGAGCTCTTGGTCTAACCAAGGCTCCGAAAACGCTCTGGTGAGGCTTGGTTAGCCTCTTATCCGGAGTCATGCCTCTGGGGTCTTCCCAGGACATGCATCACTTGCTCATTGAAGAGCATGCTTACAGCAAAGGAGAATGCCATGGCATTCGCAGATCCTCAGTCCGTTACGATCTCTGGCACTGCCGTTTCGCTTCCGCGAACCGGTCAGGGAGTCGGCATTGGAACTTTTGGTTCCTCTGACGGCTCCAATGGTCTTGATGTGCGTCATTCCTATGGAAAGACGCGCACTCGACGTACCATTGGGATCACCAACAAGAAGTTCGCTTCGGACCCTCTCCGTCCCACCGACAATAAGCCGGTGAGCGCGACGGTCCGACTGGTCGTGGATGCACCCCTTCAGGGGTACACTCCAGCCGACCTGCAGGCGATTATTGTAGGCTTTCTTGCCAACCTTTCGGGTGGCACGAACGCCAACATCGCCAAACTTCTTGGCGGGGAGTCGTGACCTTCACTTCGGCAGACCTTGGTCTGCTGGTGATGGTCATGACCCTCGTTGTGACTGCCCCCACTGTGGGGGTTCTCTTGGTTACGCGGCGAGGTAACTCGTCGCGTAGCCGTCACTAATTTAAATTAGTGAAGAGAGGATCGATTGAATGTTATGGCTAGGGATAGTTAGCCCTGAAAGGAGCAACTATGAATAGCCTAACAAATCTCCACATTAAAGTGCTAGAGGAATCTGGTACTTTGTGCGGCGTCGACACCCAGCGAGATGTGGAAACACTTCTCGCTCGAGTTGAACACGAAGGGTTATCGTTTTTAACGATAACCTTACCTGCTTTCGGTAAAGACCTCCAAAGGGCCTTAGCCGATGGACAGGTAGCTCCCGATCACTTCCATTCCTTTAAAAGGAAGAGGTTGTGCAAGACCCCCGTATTTCTACAGGGATTCTTGGAGCTCGTGTTTGAACCGTCGACTGGGCGGTTGCGTGATGAATGGCTGGAAGATGACAGCAAGTCATCTTCCATGATCGATGCTATTCGTTGCCTTCTCCAGATTACTGGATTTGCAGCGAAAATCCTGCTTCCTTGCACAATGCAAAGGGAGCAGGCTGCATTCGATCGATACATCACGAACGAGGAACATGTCCGTGAGTTCGACAATCTGAGAACTTCTTCGCTTATGAAGGAATTCAAGATTGCGGCCTCTTGGCTGTTTGATGACGTATTTCTATCGGTATCTAAGGATATCCGAGAGAGGCGTCTCAAGCCTAGCCATGGACCTGGAGCCACTAACGATAAACTTTACGGAAACGCAAAGTGGACGAATAGCTCCTGGCCTGATCAGTTGGAGTCCGTCTTCTCCTTTGGGGAGTTCGGGTGCGTCAACTGGAGAGACTTCCTTGAGAGGTCTCAATCAGGTAGTTCCGTGCCTGGTACACCTAATCCCGTCAAGGTAATAGGTGTGCCTAAAACGCTGAAAACCCCTCGCATTATTGCGGTAGAACAAACCTCTGTCATGTATATGCAGCAGGCTCTTCGCCACAGTATTGAGAGTGGGATCAAGCGTAGTAAATACGCTTGGTCCTATATCAGCTACGAAAGCCAAATCCCTAACCAGGAAATGGCTCGACTAGGTTCGCTTCGTGGCGAACTTGCAACACTCGATTTGAGTGATGCATCTGATATGGTTTCCAATCAGCTCGTACGCGAGATGATGAGCGGACATCCCTACCTCTTAGAGGCAGTGGATGCGACTCGCACTCGTAGAGCAGATGTGCCTGGCCACGGCATTGTCCGTTTGGCCAAGTTCGCGTCTATGGGTTCAGCTCTTTGCTTTCCAATGGAAGCGATGGTCTTCGCGACTATCATTTTCATTGCTTTGCATCGAGCACAACCGACGGTCCCCTGGAAACAGCTCAAGGAGCTGTATCTAGGTAGGGTGCGAGTCTATGGGGATGATATTATCGTCCCTGTAGAACACGCCCAAGTTGTCTCCGATTTACTAGAGGCTTTTGGCCTCAAGGTAAATCGCGCTAAGTCTTTCTGGACTGGTTTGTTCAGAGAGTCTTGCGGTAAGGAGTATTACTCCGGAACTGACATAACTATTGCCAAGATCCGCGGTATGCTTCCTTCGAGACAAATGACTCGAGACAGTAGAATCGTAGCCGTTGTACAGACTGTAGCCCTCAGGAACAACTTGTTCCATAAGGGTTACTACGCTGTTTGCGACTACCTTGATGAGATCCTAATGGAACACCTTAATGGTGTTTTTCCATATGTGGGTCCTGATTCTCCTGCGCTTGGCCGCCACACCCACGGTCCACTTAATGTGGAGCGTTGGGATGAGAATCTGCATAGACCTTTGGTTAAGGCCTATTCAGTTTCTGTGATTACTCCCGAAAACGAGATTGATCACTGGCCCGCCTTGCTGAAGGTGCTGAATAGTACGTCTGGGGAGCCAAACCCAGACATTCATCACCTTCTCAAGTCAGGTAGGTCCCTTTCCCTACGCATAAAGAAAGGGTGGCTTTCTCCCCTTTAAGGGAGAAAGGTGACATAAAGTCACAACGGGAGTCTTTTAGGCATCTCTCAAGAGCCTAATTGGCTCGGGAGATGCGCTCATGCTTATGCATGTGGCAG